GCCAGATTTGTTATAAATTCATTTTCAATAACAATCTCTTTTAGCCCATAAAGGCGGATATTGTCACTTAATGTATTAGTTTGCTCTCTAATATCATTATTTGTTTGCTGAACAACAATGGGCACCCCAGCAATTGCAGTTACGGACTGTTCATTATTCAATTCATCTGTTCCTTTAAGCCAAACTTCGGAACCATTTGCGGCATACTGTGATGCAGCAACAATCAAATTAGCTTTATAAGCATTGGGTTCAAATTTAATAATTTCAACCAGCGCTGGCTTCTTATTGAAAATTCCAGAAATCAAAGGGTTTTGCACTTGATATGCAGGCGATGCATTGTAAGTGATTGTATACTGCTGAACCTCTCTAACCAAAGTATTGGCAGTATGAGAGGCGGCTACTGTATCAAAATACGCCCTTGTAAGAGTGTCTAGAGAGTTGGCAGTTTTACTTTCATATCTAATTACCTCATCATCTAATTTAACATAACCGCTTTTTGGGAAAAATGGGTTATCGGTTGTCACCATCGGAATTGATGCCGCATTGGATGCAATATTTGCATTAAGTTTTCCAACAGCTAATGTTGTTCCGTCTTCAGGAGACCATAAACCCTGAACAGCGTTGTTTTTTGTTGAAACTCCAGTTAATTTTACAGTTACCTTATTTGCCTGTAGCTGTACATTATATGAAGCATCAATGATATTTGTATCATCCGAGAATGTCTTTTGAACACTAGCATGTTGAGCAATTGTAGATTCAAAAAATCTATAGTAATGCTCGTATCTAGCTTTGCCGTATTCATCAATATATAATCTTCCTAAATCCGCCAAACTTATCGTATCAATTAATGATTGAATAGTTGTTTCATTACCATAAATAAATGGCATAACAAAAACTGGCTGCATTTGGGTTTCAATGTAATGCTTTTTAACTTCATCAGCAGTCAATGATTTTTTAAATATCGCAAATTCATCAATGTAGAAAGATCTGATTGTTGCAGGTGGATTTTCAATAGCAAACTCTGAAATAGTTTCTGGTGTAAATGAAGCGCCCCTGCCCCCGATTGTTAGATCTTTCCCAGTGTAAGCTAATAATGTCCCAGATGTTGTTACCGTATTAGCCAGCGAACCGTTAATATAATATTTCAAACTATTTGATTTGTAAGTAACAACGATATGTGTAAAAGATGAACTTGACAATGCTGTATTTGATGACACAGTGGCAGTTCCAGCGCTTGTTTTGAATTTAAAACCGTTGGAAGATGATGTATTAAAAAACTCAAAACCAGATGTTGAAGTAGCATTTGACCAATTACTTATGAACTCCCCATTGTTTGAGAATGAGCCATTATGGAACTTTGCATAAACCTCAAAACTAAACTCGTTGGTATAAGCGCTACTTGATGAGTTGAAAACATCGTAAGATATATGATATGGTACTCTGATATAAGAGTTACTTGCTAGTAATACACTTTTATTGCCAGGGTCTGATACCACACCGCTTGTTTGACCAGTGAGAACCGAACCAACATATCTACCATCATTTCTATTAGCTACTCTTTCAACAAAATTGCCTGCCGTATTTACAGACCAAGAACCGCTGGAGAAGTTTAAATATGTGACATCGCTCTTGCTACCGACATAATCAAAACTAGGCATTGTTACACATTCATGCGCCCACACCCAGTCAATCGTGCCGCCAACGACTTTCTTTAAAGCAATACCAAAATTACTAGTTTTATGAAAGAACTCTATTCTTATTTCGTATAATTTTCCAGCTGTTAAATCCATTTCCTCTGTCAAGAATGTTGTAGCAGTATTATTGCCTGGGTCAATTTCATACCACTCATTAATTTCAGTTAAGTTCTTATTAAAAAACATCCTGACGCCGCAATTTTTAACATCAAGACGCAATCTTTGAGCACCGCTGCTTGAGGGGATGTAGTAGCCATCAAATACACCATTGTAATAATCAGTTATTGTTGACCCATTAGATGCAGTAAAAGAATCATTTTGATAGTTCAAACTCACTGGTTCTGCTTCACCACCAGGTTGAGTTGAAATAGCATTAGATGTAGAAACAAAAGATGGAGCTACATATGTAATAATATCCAGTGATATTTCTTCAGCAGAAAGAGCTCTGTCATTAGCATCAAGTTTAATATCTTTAATTGTATTTTGCTGTTTCTCTGGCAGGGCTACAAACCTAGTCCTAAGGGATGAAGTCGGTACTCTCTGCGTGGTTGCTCTATCAACAGTATCCTCATCAAACCCGAAATGCAAAACAGCGTCATCTTTTTTGTATGTTTTTGAAGGCTTTGAGAAATAATCAATATCATTTTTTGGGAAATTAGTTCTTAAAAGAAGATTATTAACAGCTTCCGCAACTGTACTTTCCTGCATGAAGTAGCCATTGGTAATCATTTTTTCATTCGTAAATTTATTCCAATTGCTCAAAGTAGCATTCACCGCCATGTCGTTAGATGAAGATTGCCATTCATCAACATAAAAAATTCCACACGGGACATATTCGTATGGGTCAAACACCACAGTTTCACCAGTAGTGTGAGCAAAGGCTTCCGTATCTCCATACCCCCTTTCAACAACGGCGAGAGTATTGTATGAATCCTTATAACACAGAACACGCTCTTGGGTTGTTGCGCCAGCATTTATAGTTACAATATAATTATTATTACCACCACCCAATGGCATGCCTTCTGTTGAGCCTACTGTGATTGTTGATGAAGATGATGTCATGTTGGCATTCAAAACTGTATTAATCAGCACTTCATTTGTTTTTTCTATCTGCCAACCTGTGTAAACATATGCTCGCAAATCCTTTTTCATATACTTACCATATGTTGAGGCAGAACTAAACAAGTTAAAATCCTTACCGTTGTTGTCAAGTTTTAATGTGCAAGTTGAAGAACCACCGCCTGCGATTGGGAGACTTGTTTCGTGCACATCTCTTACTTTAGAGACATTAAAATCAATTACATAGTCTGTAACATCTGTCTGGTAAATTGGCGCTACCTCATTCACCCTCGCACGATCAAGTGGGTTCTTAGTGGTATAGATAGTCAACACCACTTTGTTAATATTAGAGTTATTTAAGTAGTGCGTATTATAATAAGAAGCGTCTGGTATCTCGGAATCAGTATTAAATACCATCGTGGTTGTATCCACATAGGCTTGAATGTTATAAGATTTAATTTGACCATTAAATTCTGATGTAATAACTTTAAGTATATTTACTGGTCTACCTGTAAAATTATATTGAATAATCACTGGACTGGAAAACTCATACCCGCTTTTTGTCGCATGAAGTGAGCTTGTGCTTTTGACACCAGAAACAAATCCGTATTCATAATTGTCATCTTTTGACGATGGAAGCGCATGCCATTGACCATTGGCTGTAATTGTTTTGCCAAACTTATCTTTTGCATCGCAAACAGCCCATGTAAACGACTGGCGTTCTATCCCATTCATTGACTCATTTGGAGTAAAATAATAATCAGACCTATTTCTTTTATTAAATTCCACCTCGCTCGTAGACAAAGAACGATATGTCGGCGTTATTCGGTCAGTCCTCAACAACATTCCAGACACTTCTAGGTTAATATCGTTAGTTGTTGGCGTTGTAAATGATGATGTAGATGATGCAATATTCGTATTATTATACTTAGTTACATGCCTGCTATCTAACCAGTCAATCAGGATTAAAGGCTTAATCGTCTGAGATATGGCGGTCGTGCTCTGAACGAAAGTGTCAGAAATTTGCTTCCCATGTAGACCGTACTGAAGCATTTAAACCTCTTCCAAGGTTATAGAGCAATCCCAGAAATAGACATCGTTAGACAAGTCTCTTCTAATTAATGATTCATTATAATCCTTCACCAATACATTATAACTTGTTTCTGTTGGCGGTGTAAGACCAGACTCATCTAAATTAATTATTTTTAACACATGATGGCTGGGGTCAGAGGCTATTGTTTTAATGTAATCCCTAGCCTCTTTCTGGTCCGCTGTGTATTCTAGAAGGTTCGGCAGCCATGACCATGAAAGACTAAATGTTCTCCTGCCTGATCTACTTGTGGATTTATAATACCTTGTCTTTCTATTATTCCAATTTTTGTTTTGAGTGAATATTGGTTCAAGACCAGAATCAAATGTTCTATTATGATTTGTAATAGCTCTTCCATCAAGTAACATAAATGTTCTTATCATTGAAGAGTCAACAATTCCGCTTGAGCTAAATTTAATAGCACCAGCAGTAATGTTTACAATTTGTCCTAGATTAATCTTTATTGTAGCGAGCGCTATCTTTCCAAGTATTGCAACATTTATTTGACTAGAAAGATTTGTTAGAGCAAGAACAATTTTTGTTCCGCTGACCGTCATTGCAGAACTTGGTGTTATTTGAGATAGAGCCTTGGCAATTTTCTTTACTGAAGATGAAACACTGGAGTCAGAACTCAATGCACAAGAGGATATTGACAATTTAGTAGCGATAGATCCAACATTTGATTCAACTGACAGCGATGTACTGGCGTATGCTATCTTTATAGCATTAGTTGCAACAAAAACTTCAGCTGTTATTACAACAGAACCATCTTGTCTTTCTGTTCCAATAACAACTGTTGCTCCATCTATTGCTAAGTTTGCGGAAGCAAAAGCTATTTTATGAGAATTAGATATTAAATTTGAATTTGAATCTATTGAAATGTTTGCAAAAACTATCCTATGGGATGTTATTGTTAATAATGAACTAATACTGATATCAACTATTGCATTAACACCATCAGCTTGATAGAAATCTATACCGCTATTAAATGGTTCACTAAATGAATAGAAACTATCTGACATTTAAACCTCCACCAATGAAAGCTCAATATCATAATAAGAACATTTCGTGGGAAGATGTCTTCTTATTAATTTTTCAGAATATGACTCAATAAAGCATTCGTATTCCGTAAAGCCCTCACCTGGAATAAGTTCTACCCCAACTGTTACGCTTACTCTTGTATTAACTAAATTACTTAAATAATTACGCCCGCCTCGCCCATCTATAGTTATATTTTGAACATCTGGGAGGTACTTCCAGTTTATTGAAAACTTTTGTTTATTTTTAGAATAGTATCTTCTTCTATGACCACTCGCTAGATCAATATCGTTAGCAGCAATTTCCTCATCAATCTTTAAGGTTCTTCCGTGTTCTGTAACCTCAGTACCGTCAATTGTTAACAGCTTGTATAGATCCATTATTGACCCCTATTCAAACCATTGTATGTTGAAATTACACGATTTTCAAGACCAGCGGCTTTTTGATTTTTTGGCAAAATCTTAGTGTTATAATCTTTCATCATTGAGTTAAACCATTCTGGCTCTCCAATGAAGTTATCAACATAGATGTTTACATTCTGTGTTGATGTTGTCATTCCACCAGCCGCACTTCCGCTGTATGATGCCTGCGGTATTGAGAATCCTGCACTTGGAACGCTAAATCTCATTTGATTCATTGCTTCAAGATGAGCCAAGCCGTATTTCTTTACAGCTGCAGAGTTAAGTATATACTCCCCACCATGAAGAATAGAAGGTACTTCTCCGCCTTCTTTAAACTTGAGGTAGCCACCTTTCTTGAATCTTGGCATTTTTACATAACCACCAAAATTAAAACCAGCAGCAGCGGCGGCTGCTTTCTTATTTGAAACAGGAGCCTTTACCCCAGATCCAATGAATTCCCCTGTTATATCATCAATCTGACCAAAATCTGGGTCTGGCGGTGGTGGTATCTCATATCCTTGCTCACCAATTTTTGTAAGCCTTGTAAAGCGACCTGGGAATATGCCTGGGTATTTTTGAATAAATTGATTGTCGGTGCTAGGGTAACGAAGAATAAGATTATTATACAAAGCTGTTCTTATATCTCTAATATTTAAAATTCCACTTTCTAATCCGTCTTCCGCAATACTGGATGTGTTTGCAGTCCAAGTACCTGAGTGCAACATAGATTCAGCATTGATCTTGTGAGCTAGATGAGCAAATATTCTATCAGTTTCTTGCCCCATAATTTCAGCATTATGCTGAGACAAGTGTGCTAATCCAAATGGTCCCTGTGCCTGCATCATTAATCTTACTAAATTTTTTGTTTCAGAATACCCAGCTTCACCGTACTTTATTGTTCCCCCACCAAACCCAAACCGTCCTGATGCTAAGAATTTATCTGTTGAAAGGTAATCTTGTGTCATAGCACTCATTAATTCAGACCTTAATCCATCCGCAATATCTTGAGCTTGATGATATATTGTTGGAAAACTTTGGATAACACCAAATTGGTTTGTACCAACAAATGGCATTGTAGGTGAATAGTCTATGGGATCATTTGGATATTTTTTAAATTTGCTTGTATTAAGCAAGTCCATGTTAATACCAGGAAAATAGTTAAGATTTGGGACAGTTTGAATGGGATCTTTTGGTAGGCTAAAAATATTTTCAATACCTAGTGTAGCTTTTGCATGTTTCTGGTATTCAAGCATCGCAGAAAGAACCCTCATGAAATTTTCTTCCATAGATGGATCGGTCATTACTGGGGTGTTAAATTGTTTTGCGTTAGCTATTGATCTGAAAAGTTCCAAAGCAAAGTTATCCTCAGGCATCATGGGTTCAAGATCATACCCACCATACCCACTAATTGCACCCTTCAATTCAGCAATTTTCGCCCTCAGAGCCGCAACATGTGCAGGGTCAAATCCTGCTCCAAATTCTGTCAACTCACTAGCATATCTTGGCAAGTCAAATCCTGGTTCAAGAATATCTTTTACATTTGGAATAACAAGATCTTGGAATGGTTTGGTAACAAATTGAGAGTCTTGATTATGCAAATTCACCAACGAACCTGGATTTGCATCCGCAACATCTTGCATATTCGCTATTACATATTGAGCGTTTGGCTGAACTTGCCTAGCCATGAAAGCGTCTTGCGCTATCTGTTGCGGGGCTACATGGATAGTATCTCTGTAGACTGCAATTTGATCAGTAACGGTTTTAATTAAACCATCTTCATAATCTTTTGTTGCTGAACCTTTAAATAAATCATTGAGCGCCCCTGGCGAGCGCAACCTCACCGTTCCAGTTGTTGAATCAAAAAACGAAGGGAAAATGTTGCTTAATTCTCTTGTGAATGGTATATCTTTCAGGGTCATGCCAGCATGTTGCGCTGGGACTGGGTACTTAGCTAATCTTGCTGCGGCATTAATTCTTTGCGCTTCCATTTGTGCTTTTCCAGCTTCTAATATCCGATCAAAAATTTCTTTTGCTTTAGGTTGACCTCTTAATGATTCAAGACTAATGTAATCAATTTGTTCGGGAGTGAAAGCATTCCTAAGTAATGCGTCATAATCCAATGTAGCAATATCAAGTCCGTTTTCGGCAAGGTAATTAAGAGGCTCCCGACCATATTCTTTAAAATTCTCTATTGCTTTAAGAATAGAGCGACTTTGAATTTCGTGCGCAGATTGCTGAGCCATTGATTGCACAAGCATGTAATCTCTAACAAATTGTTCTGACATCGTTGTTGGTGATAACTCGCTGATAAGAGACCTATCTAACCCACCAAGCCCGAATGCTGCATCATAAATTGCATAAGCATTAGCGTGAATAAGCTCTGTATTTTTAGGCAATGTCGTGAATGCCTTTCTTGGCAATTGGGTATTAAATCCAAATGCTGTTGATGCATTACCAGATGAAGCGATTCCCAATGGATTTAATGGATCAAAGCCTCTAAAAAAGTTTCCTTTCCACTTATACGCCATATCATTTTGCATTACTCCTTGAATAAATTCACTAATTGCTTCAACTGGATTATTCAAAGAATTTAAAAATGCTGTATTTGAAAGGAATGTTGAACCAATAGGCTCTGGCATTCCAATTTCAGCTTTTGGCAAATATTTAACTTCTGGTATTGCAAGAGCACTTGGGTTTTTCATTCCAGCTCTGATTGCTTCAAGCGCTGTAAGTGCTGAATTTTTTTTAGCGTTAAATGGAACAAGAGCACCGCCCTTTGTGCCAGCAGTTAATTGCTTGGGAGCAAGAGCCATTTGGTCTTTTAATGCATTAGCAGCTAATTGCGCTTCATCATAGAGAGAGTCCATCCATTCATTTCTGTATAATGGTTGATTTTGTCGTGGTAAATGTAGCCAAGGTGTTGATTCAAGAAATTGACCAGAGCTAGGTTTTAGACCTAATGCTCCCGTTACTGAACTACGGAGATCAGGCGGTATTACTCCATCACTATCTCTTAAAAGATCCCCGATCTGTTCAGCAATTTTAATTTGCTGGAATTGAAAGTCAAAAACTTCTCTAGAGCCAGGAATTATTCTTGGATCTATATTTCCTGGCGTAGGTCTAGAGAAAGTTATCCCAAGATCTTCTGCAAAACCGCCAGCAATATCCCAATCCAAAAGACCACCATGTGCACCAATACCTTCGTTGTTATTACGGAAAACACCAAGCAAATCATTCAGCATGTTATTGTAGAAAGCCAATTCTTCTGGAGACTGCATTACTTTAGGTATTGCCCCACGAAGTTGTAATTGTGTTCTAAGCATTTCTCGTCTAGTAACTGTAGCTAAATTTTCTGTTTGACCAAGCGTAAGGGCATCCAGCTCATCAAATAGATCTAGAACTTGTTTATCAAATTTAGCGCCCGCACCTCTAAAAGTATCTAATATCGCAGGGGCATTTCCTTTTTCAGCTACAGGGAGTATCCTAGGCGCTTTCACTGAAAATGGAACAAGATCGCCACCCTTTGTGCCAGAAGTTAATGATGGAAGTGTAATTTTTGGTTGCGCTATTTGTGTATCAAATACATTTGCAGGATTCAATAATGTAGAATCAATTGCGTCAACCCCAGGTTTTTTGAAAAGATTCAATATTGGTCTAGCAATCGTACCTTCTAGGTAAGTACCAACACCAGGGAACTTTGCTCTAAGAAACGGAGCGGCAACATTTTTGATTAACATTCCACCTACTAAATCAAATGTCCCTTGCAGTGCAGCATTCTTTGCAATATCAAGCGGTTGGAAACCTTTTTTGCTATCAAAGAGCTGTTCAACAAATGAACCAAATCCACCGCCAATTGCAGCACCACCAGCACTTCCTGGTACGGCACCAAATCCAAAACCACCAAGCCCACCGAGGATTCCACCAGCTATTGCACCAATCATTGCAAATGAGTTTTTCGGTCTCAATATCTCCTTCCACCAAGACAACCCTTCTTTCTTCTCAGGGGGCAACGCCTGAGTAGATTTAGTGATATTAGAAAGACCAAATTTAGCAAAAGGACTGTTAACTTTACCAATCCTATTTTCTTCTGACAGATGTAGCACAGATGCTGCTAGAGTTGAAGCATCAAGACTAGGGTACACTCCTAAATGTCTTCCAGTTTTCTTAAATTCATTAAGTGTCGGAATTAACTCTTTACTATAATCAATTTGATTTTTGAAAACCGTAGGAAGAAGAATACTTGGTCCTTTGGCTTTATTTGTTAAACCAAAACTTGCTGAACTAATTGTAGACATTCCACCATTTTTATTGGGGACTTGAGGAAGTTTGTTAAGATCAATAGTTCTTTGTGCGAGCATAGGGATTGATGTCGCATACGGACCTTGTAGCGGCTGTGGTTTTCTTAAGGCAAGGATGGCTTTTTGGTCCTCAACTCCGTATTTCCTTACACTACCGCCTTTTGCAAAACCAGGAATAGTCATGTAACCGCCGTTTGCAAATCCAGGAATTGTCATGTATCCACCGTTTGCAAAACCAGGGACTGTCATATAGCCGCCAGAAGCAAACCCCTTCAAATCACCACCGTTCCTTAATGCATTGATTTTTTCAAGGTTTCCTTTTCCAAATTTTTCAACGGCTTTGTGATTAATAATATATTCACCGCCATGAAGCAGTGCTGGGATGCCTTGTGATGCTGGAGCTTCAAGGTACCCGCCCATGCCGTATTTACGAACTGAGCCTCCGTACATATAACCAGATGGTGCAAAGTTTGGCAAAAACGAGGCGGTAGAGCCAAACCCAGATCTTCCTTGAGAGTCGGTTCTGTAAGCGCCAGCGTTTGCTATTAAATTAAGAGCCCCACCAATGTTCAACTTCCCAACTGCCGCTGTTAAAATTCCTTGTTCTGTAACACTCAAACCAGAATTTGCAGATTTTGCCGATGCAATTATCCCAGCAGCTCCTTCAGAGATATGAGTACCGATAAACTTCGCTACTCGGTCTACCATGATATCTAGGCTGGCTTTACTAGTACCAAATTTACCACCACCATATACAGCTGCGGATTGCGCAACTACTGCTTTGAACTCTTTCATTGTGTCTGCGGAGAGCTCTGTTGATACACCAGTTTGACCACCAACATTCGCCAGCGCATTTTGCGCTTCCCCAGCTAGATCTACGACTTTTTTAATCTTTGGTTTCAAACCAGTAAACAAATCATCAAAGCTCTTAAATATTTTCTCCCAAGCAATAGTTCTATTTAGTTCTGCCTCTAAAGCTTCAAAAGCATCCTTACCAGCTTTTGTCCAACTTTCCGCAATATTATTTGGATCACCTTTTTTAGACAAAGATGAAGTAATCAAAGTAATTGCATCAACAGCTGGTTTTACATATAGTGGAGCAAATGTTGTACTAAACGCATCCTTGAAGCCCTGCTCTACTCCAGATGCCATTAAACCAACTGCTCCGAGCAAAGACTTCGGATCTTTTGATTTTGTATTTACTCCAAAAGATATTGCGGCTTCATTAATTAAATCACTCATTGAGGCAGAGAACATTGCAAGAGCAGGATCTCTTACTGCTGCAATAGCCGCAGGAAGTTTTGCAAGACCATCTTCAAATGCATGACCTAGCTGTAAAGAAGAAGACAGTGCTCTATCCGCAACACCCTGCAAAGCCGCAGCAAATTCTACTTGTGTTGAAAAAGACTTATTCTTAACTCCCTTTATGAATTCATCAAAAGACTTAAGAATTAAATCAAACTGCTTCTCTGCCAGATCCTTTTGATTAGAAATTGCTTGCTTAGCCAAATCTCTCTGTTCAGACTGAAGCTGAGACAACCTGCCAGAGTCAAGTTCTTTAATTTCTTGGGCAGAATTTCTTTGAGCCAACAATTCTTCTCTATCAAGCTTTCTGACATCAAACGCACGACCCTCATAGACTGCCAATCTTCTCTCTACCAGATAATTTTCACGATCAGTCTCTCTCTGATCAATCATCTCTCTACGCTTTGTCTCGTATTCTTTCTTAGCCGTTAATCTCTCTTCTGCTTCAGCAAGAGCATCAATACCAGCAATCTGATCATCGTATGCTTTTAGCTGTTCATCTTTTTGATTAGTTAATGCATCAATATATTGCTGAATAATATCTTCAAATTTAGCATCAACATTTGAATAAAAGTAACCCTTGACGGTATCTTTTATTTCTTTCATCTTGTCTTTTATGCCTTTGTTTACATTTCCACCAAGACTCTCGCCTGCTGCCGTAGCTGCATCGGCAGACTTTTTTGCATTGTAGGCAAGGGCATCCTGGAATGCTTTAGGATTCTTTATTTTTTGGGCAAGCGGTATGTTAATTCCTTGACCCATGAGTTCAGCGTATTTCTTAGCAACTTCACTCATTCCCTTTGTAAGGGAACTATCCAACCCACCTTTTATTGGATCAATTAATTTATCTAATTTCCCACTAAGACCTGTTGAGAAAGAATCTGCAAATTCTTCGGATGATTGTTTACCCCTAATTTTAAAGCCATCACCTTTTGCAAAGCTAGCAAATGGATCACCAACATATTTAAAGTATGCATCAGAATATGTTGGACCGAATATGGCTGAGGTAAGAAACCGAGATACACCCCCAGCAGCGTCCGCTGCCATAATCACTAATTCTTTAAACATCTCCCTAAACACGACCAAGCCAACTTTTGCAATAGTTACCATAACGGGGATTAATCCTTTAAGAATTACTGCTATAACATCAGTTATTCCTTTTGTGAAATTCAAAAGTTCATATATTAATGAATACAAGAATGCTTTAAGTTTTTTCCCTGCCGCTTCTTTATCTCCAGAGAATGCAGACTTTATTGCTCCCCCAAGGAGAATAAATCTGTTGATCAATCTGGTGAGGAATGGAGCAACTTTGTTAGTCATAAATGCCTTACCAGTTGTTTCAGCCCACTTCTTCATGAATTCAGTAGCTCTCTTAATAGCAGTGGCGATACCGTAGAACATTGCGGCATTCTTTTCACCTTGCGTCATGAATGTTGAACCAACACTGCCTGCCCCAAGGAATCCGTTAATCATGTCACGGATCGGAGCGAACAGCGCAACAACGGCATCTTTTAGATTTGTAAGAGATTGCTTTAGTGCCTCAGTAGTTGCCCCTAATCTTCCTTGAGCGCTCTTCCATGCCTGGAAGATTCCAAACATCAAAACAATTATTGGCAGTGCAATCACTGCTACTGTGCCAATCATTGCAATAGCGCTACCGATTTTGAACATTATGTCTGCAGCTTTACTGCCTGCAGCAGCTAGGCTATTGATACCACCAGTCGCCCCAGATAGTCCAGCCATTGTTTTTCTTACAAACCCAGTTTTCTTGCCATCTCTTGATTCAACCAAGGTGTCAATAGCAGCTCGTGCTTTTCCACGCATACTGGCTTCTCCAGTTGCTGTAATTGCTTTGAGCAAAGATTGAGCTGGCTTCACTGCTGCTGAGAGACCGCCTGTTAGAGCAAAAGCCCACCCCTTAACAATTCCAGAAGAGAAAAGCTTCTTAAACCTTGTAAAGTTTGGCAGTAATCTTCCAGCAAGGATTGAGTTGGCACGATCAAAAGATATTGCCATTTCCCCGCCAAGTTTTTTAATTCTTGACATTCCAATTAATGCGCCAGCGTCATCAAATTTTAATCTAAGTTTTTTCTTTGCTAATGCGTCTACCAAGCCAGCAGTTTTTGTTATTTGTGCCGCATCCAGACCTGCTGTTATGCTAGGAACATCAACACCTCTTCTACCAAACAATCTAGATCTTGTTCTTGAAAGACGGGAGGCTTCTCCAACATCACCTGGACCAACCAAGTTGCCCGTGAGTTTGCGTGCCTCGCCTGCCGCCAGTACACGGCTTAATGATGTTGCAACTTCATCACCAGCATCTGCCATTGTTTCTGCAGCTTCCCCTACTGGGGAGAGTAGTTCATCAAAATTTGGAATTAAATTGGAGAGGTTTGAATCAAAAATGTTTGGACCTTGAAACAGGTTTGGTCCTTTAAATACTTGTCCAAGTTTCTTAATATCTATAATTTTCCCTGCACCGCCAGTTGCTGATGGCGTTACAGGTGTTGGTATTACTGGCGTTACAGGAGTTGGCATTACTGGTGCTGTAGTGGTTGGAATTCTCGGAGGTGGCGCTGTTGGCGCTGTAGCGCCTGTTGCTCCAGTTGGTGTAATTGAAGATGGTGCTGCTGGAGTAACCTTGGATGCAAGATCTGCTAGTGCATATTCAGCAACAACATACTTATCTCTTGCAAAAGCCAGCTCTTTTATTTGCTTGTTAAGCTTAGCCAGATTTCTTTCTGGACCTTTCCTCATCCCTGGCGATGTAAATGTATCAAGGAGCTTCTGTTCTCCAGCGATCATCCCTTGAAGTCTTTCAATTTCTTTTTCAAAGCTTGCAACCGACAATTTTTTAATTTTTGCGGAAGCACCAGAAGCTTTAGCGTCAATACCTAATTGCCTTGCTAATTCTCGCTGAGCAGATTCCATCATCTTTTCTGCTTGCCTCTTTGTTGCTGGCAATTCTATTCCAGTATTCTTTAAACTCTTAACGGTTGCAGGGGTTGGAGATACAACAGGTGATGTAGATGCAGCAACAGCTGGGATGATAGATGGAGCACGACCTGGGAACAATTCGCCAGGCTTGTATACTTTAACAATTGGCTTCATTACTTTATCTGTAGCCGCTCTAATCATAGAACTTGATTTTGCACCAGCCATATCTACCTTGCTTGCAATATCAGCCATCACAGCAGCAGGTGCGGTCAGGAAGCCTTCAATGTCATTCGCAATACCCTTAACTGCGTCAGTTGCCTTTTTACCCACATCTTTAAAAGCTTTCTTTGCTGCCCTTTGTCTACCCAAACCAGGTCTGTTGCTCTCTACTGTCAACCTTCTTGCAACTTGTGTTATACCTGCATCATCCGCACCACCAAGACCTTCAAATCCACCTTTCATGGAAGCAACAAATGCACTCTCTAGTGCAGCACTAATGCCCGCAGCGGATGTGGTGTTTATAGCACCCTTCTTAATTTTCCCAGAGAAGAAGAATTCTCTAATTCCCTTTACTATAGGATTGCCGCTAGCATCAGCGTCAAGACCTTGACTGCCCCTACGCATTCTTTCCAAGAATGCTTTCCAGCTCTGCAGAGATCCAGACTTCATACCCTTACCGCCAACACCAGCGCCAGTTGCAGTAGTAATAGTCCTCTTAATTTCAGTCAAGGTATTACCCATTGCCATTTCAATTTGGTCTTGTGGAAGATTGACAATACTTGTCATAAATGTAGCAAGGTCTCTGCTCACGGATGTTGGTTTCAAATTTTGCAATACTCTCGTAATATGCTTAATATCTGCTTGAGCAGTATTTGCAAGAACACTTCCGAGCTGCGTTTCTAATTGGTCTGCAAATTGGAAAATGATTTGTTCGCCTTGCGTGATAGCGGCAGCACTCAAACTCTTAGGTGCTCTAAAGACTCCCTTGACACGATCCATTCCAAAGAATGATTTGATTGAGGTAGGAAGGCTCAAACCCCTTCGTGCGTCAAACATTCTTGCATTTGGCTGTTGGAACCTTGTGTCATTAAAGAAGCGGGAACCGCTATATCTAAAAGCATCTAATGGAGAGCCATCTGACCCCATAGGTATTTGTTGCTTAACAGCATTCCACATTGGGTTCATAGGGACAGCAGCTCTTATTTCTGTTGCATCAGCTCTTCCGACACCAGTTAAAGCCCTCTTCATACGAGAAAGCCTGCTCTCGGTGCGCATAGATAATTGCTTCATTTCATCTGATATTGCTCTATCAACATCTTGCACCGCAGCTCTTACATCTTTTGGCAAAGCAGCTAATGTGTCATCAATTTGTCTCTGTATTGCCGCTGGAGAATTTAAGACACGATCTCGGTCTCTTATCACTGTTGCTTGATGTTTGCGCAGAAAATTTAATTCAAAATCATGATCATCCTGCAACTCTTGCATTCTCTTTTTGCCAGCTTGTCGGACACGAGATTTACCTGTTTTTGAGGTTTGTAGATCTGTTTCCTGAGAAATTACAGAATTTAATTCAGCTTTTGCAGCTTTAAATCTTTTTATCTCTTTTTGAATTTCATCATTCTGTTCTTTTATTGCTTCATCAAGCGCTGCGAGCCTACCTACCAAAACTGGCTCTGTAGTTGGCAATGGCGGAGTAACATCTCTAACTCTGGAAAGTGCTGAGACTTTTGCTTCTCTTAATTTTTGAATTTTAAGTCTGGCTTCTTCAATTTTTTTATTAAGAACATAATCAGGTTTTATTTTTGCTTCAGCAACAGCTTTTTTAGCAGCTGCGTCTGCGTCTAAAACATCAGAGCCAGACCCAAACGCTTTTCTTGCTGCTTCATCTGCGGCTCTTAGCTGTACTTGCGCATCATTGCCTGGAACAAGTACTTCGTTTTTAACAAGAGTAACCATTCTTTGACCAGACGCATTCACACTCTCTACAAAACTATGTGTTTTTGCACGAACATTTCTAAATGCTTTTCTTAAGTCATCTCCGTAAGAAGACAGAGGACCAGCTTCATTAGCAATAACATCTATCTCGTCAACAATATTCGGAAGAAGTTTATCTATGTCTTTAAGTGAATTAACAACTGTTGTTGATGATTGTTTCACTACGCCATTAGTAATTGACTCTGCGGCGATGAAGTGATCTTCTATTGCTCTTTTAATATCATCAACAAGCACTGGCTTCCCAGCAGTCAAGTCATTAATGACTCCCCCTGTTGCTCCCATAGGAGTTCGCAACATGTTATCTAGTTTTAGTTCATTAAGGGTTGCTAATGATTGATTAAGACCAACATTAACTTGCTCAGCAATGCTATCTGAAACAGAAGCAATGACTGGTACAAGTTCTGCTTGGACTGTTTTGCCCATGTTCCTAAAACCACGAATTGAAGCTAAGCCCTTTAGTCTCTTATCAATACCTTCTTCTCCAGTAGCTAATGTAAAGACACCTTGTTTAGTTTTATCAAATATTTTTGTTTTAACTGCATCTAAAGTACCTTTACTTACAGTGAAGACACCGCCTTTAGAGAAAGCATACTCCAGTTGATCCGAAATAGGTTTGCCAGCCTGTACATACCATTCCTGAATCTGATCAAAAGAAAGCTTTACATTGTCCCCAGCCCTTGACAAGAATCTTTGGATAGCAACTGGACCAAGTGGGTCTCTCCCAAGAGCAATTCTGTTTTGACTTATATTAGACAGCAACTGTGCTGGGTTAAACGGGGCTTGAGGTTTTGCAACTGCAGAGGCTGCTTGCATTGCACCAGCGGTTGCATTTGCAGGAATGAATAATTTAGACAAGCTTTCTCTTCTAACTTTTGAATCAATAATATTATTTAACTGTTTAAATGACTTAGCAGTTGAAGTTGGGAAAAGTGTGCCTTTTGGATAATTAGTAATTATCGGCGGTCTGAGCCTGGCTCTTCTTGCTTCATTCTTCGCAACAGCCAGCGCAGACTCATCTGGCGTTAAGTCATCAACAGCCGCACCAGATGGTGTTCTTGGTGTTCTTGGTGTTCTCGGGGTTCCTGTACTTCCAGGACCGCCAGATGATCCTCCAAACGGAACATTGCCTTCAAAATAGTTTGGACCAGCGAAAAGGTTTGGTCCTTGAAATCTATGCATCGCATTTGCAAATTGAGCTACGATATCATCAGATAGATTAGCCGCACCTTTAGTGACACCACTTTCAGCACCAGCCGCTACTTTGGCAGCCATTTGTGCACTACTTTGTGCATTAATGGTTTTTAGATCGTTCATGAATTTATCTGTTTGAGGAACAAACGGTTGCATCCGTTTCATATTTACAGCCTTATCTGAACCGTAAATACCTCCAGCTTGAATGGCTTCTTTAGCAGGAAGTGATATTCCGCTAAAATCATAAGCTTCTTTTAATTCTCTCGCCCCTCTCTTTGATTTAATCAAGAAACCGTCAAGGTATTGGACCACCCTTTGCTGACCACGCAACAAATTTGGATTCATAATTAAGTCTTGAAGACTTGCAAATTGAAGGCTAGTCCCAGAAATAATTCTTGATAGCTTAACAAATATACCTACTGCACCACCAAATGCAGTTTGTATT